TTTTGGCCTTGTCAGAGAAAAAGTCTTGAATACTGTGCATTTTCTTAAAGAGATATTTCCTCATGTAATTATTATTGGACATAGGAAATGGGCTAGAGCAGTTGTAGATAGTAAAGCTATAGTAGAACCAGAAAGCTTAGATTTAACAGGAAAGTTAAAGAATATGCTAATGGCAGATTGTGATGCTATAGGATATGTTTACAGAGATGAAGAAAAGAAGAAACTAATGGTTTCTTTTAAGTCAAATGAAGCTCTAGAAGCAGGAAGTAGAAGTCCTCATTTAAGGGGCAAAGAAGTCGAATTAAAATGGAATCTTATATATAAGGAGAAGAAATAATGGCGATATTTAAACCGAAATCATCAAATGGTTCATTTAATGACTATTTTGGAATATGTCAATTTGGATTATTAAACTTTAAAGATAGGTCAGCAGAATTTGAATGGGCTGATATATTTATTGAAGCATCAATAAAACAAAAAGACAATGATTTTGAAAGAGTGTTACAGATTAAAGGTACTCTTGATAAAGAAAGTGGTGAAATAACTGGTGGTAGTGTTCTAAAAAGAATGTATCAATTCTTTGATGAAATAGGATGCGAAGCAGGTATTAACACTAAAGGTGAATGGGAAACTCAAGATGGTGACAAAATTGAAGATATAGGACAATATCTTAATGACAACCATTTAAGTGCTGTAATTCCAGGAACAGACCCAGAGTTTAATTATTTAGGATATTTCTATCAAGAAGTTCCTAAAGTTCCAGGTGGAAAATCTTATACAAGATGTTGGAATAAGATTTATAAGAATGTTGATGATAATAAAGCTAAACTTGAAAAAGATGTACAATGGATGAAATCTAAAGGATACATTAAAGAAGTTACAGAAACGACACCTGAAAAAGTTGAGATGTCAGGAAGTGGTTTAGCTAATCTATGAAATATGTCGAGATAGCTAGAGGCTTACCTCATAATAGAGGTACAATTATTCCCATAGAGAGTCTTATAGATTTTGTAGGTAAAGATTCGTTATATAGAAGTGTATATCTTTATGATGACACGGCTGTAGAATATGTATCAGAACATGGAAGTTTAAAGAATTTCTTTGGTGTAAGATATATAGATAAAATACCTATAGATATAGATAAGCAAGGGAATACAGACGAAAAAACTCTAGACATCTTGAGAAGTGTTATCTTGGAGCTGGAAGAGGCGGATATTGGTTGTGGGAGCTTCCAATCCTATTTTTCTGGCTCTGGATACCATCTAATTTTGTCAGGTGCTTTATTCAACTTTAAAGAAGGAAATGATTTGCCTTATATAGTAAAGCAAACATTAAAAAAGCTTGTCCCTAATTTAGATTCTAGTATTTATATGAGAACAGGTATATATAGAGTTCAACATACTATAAATAAAAAGACAAACTTATATAAGATTCCTTTAACAAGAGATGAAGTTATGAATCTAGAGGTACCGCAAATACTTGAGATGGCTAAAGGAAATAGACTTGACTTTAAGTATCATCCATTAACAGGTAATGGCGAATTAGAAGAGAGTATTATCACAGATGTTCCTGATATTCAAATGTTTAATAAGATTTCTGAACCAAATAAAATAGTTCCATGTGTTCAATCAATGCTTAAAAAGGGAGCAACAGAAGGAAATAGGCATATAACGGCTATGAGAATAATAAGTCACTTTAAAAGACATGGAATTCCTAGTCACTATGCTAAAGTAATGATGCTTCATTGGAATAATAAAAGCATGAATGAAAATAAAATCATGGAAATGGTCGAAAATGTTTATAACAGAAATTATAAATATGGATGTCAAGATACTATAATGAAAGAACATTGTAAAACTCAATGTATGTTCTTTGAAAGAAAAGATTATTTAATAGATATTAAATCTTCAGATGAAATGCAAGGAGAATTACATGAACGTTTGACTACTGATTTCAGCGGTAAAACTATAGACCTAGGTAGGGCATTAGGAGTAGAAAAAGAGTCAGTAATATATCCAGGTGAGTTAGTTACTATTTTTGGACCAACAGGGTCTAATAAGACTACTTTTGCTCAAAATTTAGCACTTGGTGTAGACTTTGTTAATAACACTATAAAGACTGATTGGCAAATACCTACATTATTCTTAAGTCTAGAGCTTTCATCATGGTATATGCATAGAAGGCATCTACAAATAGTATCAGGAAAAGAAAAAGAAGAAGTTAATAACAGATATGACGAATTATACAAGAAGAATAAAGATAGGTTAGAACATGTTATGGTTCAAACTATATCTCCTTCATTAGATAAAATAGCAGATAAAGTAAGAGAGTTACAACCAGCATTAGTAATTGTAGATTATATTGATTTAGTAGATACACCTGTTAGTTATAGAGGTGAATACGAAAAGATTAAATATATATCTCATGGATTGTCAAATATGGCAGTCAATAATGATATGATTGTAATTCAAATATCACAGGTAAGCAGAGAATACAGTAGAAATGAAGTTCTTGATTTGTATGCTGGAAAAGGTTCAGGTGCAATTGAGAATGCTTCAAGAAAAGTTATAGGATTAAATGGACAATCTAATTCTAAAACTAGAGCAGTTAGGCTATTTAAAAACACCGATGGAGAATTATTTGACACAGAAGTAGAATGGACTCCATCATTTAGATTAAGGAGGGTATAATGGGTTGGTTATTGCAAATATATCTGTTGGAAAATATGGCTATGATTGGTATATTAAAGTTCTTTAGAATAGGCATGATATACGATAATATGATAAAAGGAATATTCATAGGCATATGGAAATTCGATATACAATTTAGTATAGGTATATTCAAACCGCATAAGATAACGGAGGTAGGAAATGCTTAAAAAAATGATAAGAAGAGTTCTTTTTGGAAGAAAAAAGAACTATTATGAAAAATATGTAACTTGGCATGCTCATAATAAATTACAAGCAAAAATGGATAATTTATTAAGACATCTTAAGTTGCAAAGTATTGGAAATCATAGTTTAATTGGAGATGCAAAAGATGCAAAGAAGTTCAGAGACCAATTTGACTACTAAAAAGAAATACTACAAACCTAAAAGGGGACGAAAGTCCCCTAATAGGTTAACTATCTGGGAACAAAAATTTAGTAAAAAATTAAGGAGACATCACGGAACATTTGCTAAAAAAACATTTCACAGATTAATGAAAAAGTCCTCCACATTGAGGTCTACATTGAAAAGAAGGAGTAAGGAATATGAAGTCAAATTTGATATATCGTTGGAAGAGGTTCGTGAATTACTATACAGAGTTTATGGACGCACCTGCAATTATTGCCATCAGAAGCTTTTGGTTAATAACATGGCCTGTGACCATATTATCCCTCTTAGTATGGGGGGTGATTCAACTCCTGAAAACCTACAAATGATATGTGGGAGATGTAATACTAGGAAAGGTCCTTTAATGGACAGAGATTTTAGAAAGCTACTAAAGTGGCTTGATAGACAAAATATAGATTTAAAGAAATATGTTCTAAGAAAACTCTCCAGTAGAGATTTTTAACGCATTGAGAGCCAATAACTGGTCCTGTAAGTCCTGTATGGCGACAATTCCTGACAGGCAAAGGAATATGTGAGGCTCTCAAAAATTTAGGGCAAACGACACGGTAACGGTGAGCAGTTACATTTAAAGCAAAATATTAGCAAATAGCTTTTGATTTTGTGGTTTCAGTCGGATGAGACAAGCGATGACAATCTTAGTTTGCCCTATAGATTTTATTATGAGAAGTGCAAAAGAAACTAAATATAGAAAATCATTAGACGATAAATTAACATTATTAATATCTTTGTGGATAATAGATAAACTAACGATGTTAATAATGTTTTGGATGTTTAAATAGGGGTAAGAATGACAAAGAAAACAACATTTAGTAACTTATCTAGTAATAGTGCTAGGAAAAAAAGGTCTTTAAGTGCATTAAGAAATGCTAGAAAAAAAGATGTAAAAAAAGACTATAACAAAGAAAGAGGAGAAAGACTAAAAGAATGGAGAAAATGGTGGACGTAGGGGAGCAAATGAAAAAGAAATGGACTAAAGAATATTCTTCAAAGTTTGACATTGACCTTCAGTTTGGAGAAAGTTATGAATATAGTCTTGCACATATTTTATCTCTTGGTAAAATTGAAGTAAAAACTGAGAGAAACAAATGGAAAAAGACTGGAAATATAGCTATAGAACTAATGAACCAAGGAAATTTAAGTGGTTTAACAGTTACAGAAGCTGAATGGTGGGCACATATATTAACTTATAGAGGTAAAATTGAAAGTATTATATTAATACCTGTTAAAAAGTTAAAGAAATTAGTCAAACAATTAGTAGCTGAAGGAAAAGCCATGATAACAATGGGTGGAGATAATAATTCAAGTGAATTAGTATTAATATCCTTAAGGGATATTCATGGAGTTTAAAAGAAATAAAAAGTATTTCTCTTTATTAGTGAGAGAATCAGAAACACGCTGGGTATGTGAAAATCCTTTATTTTTGTGCGGAGATAAAGGATTATTCCCAGTGTATAGAGCAAATGGTAGGCAGGGAGTATTAAACAAGAACTATCATGAATTAATTTTAAAAGATTTAAAGGAGGAAAAATGTCAAAAGAAGACTACGAAGCTATTTCGAGGATTATAGAAGATGTTCTTGGGAAAGATACATTAACATGTGTTAAATTACTAGAAGGAATTAAGTTTTATTTTGATAATAAAGTAGAGCGAGTAAAGGTAGTAAGAACAGAAACTTTAGGAAACTTAAGTTTAAATATAGTAAATCAACACTCTAAAGAAGCTGAAAAAGCAATGAAAAGATATACAGCTAGATTGAAAAAAGAAAATGTCAAATACAGAAAACAGAATTGTACAACTTCTAGCTGAGAGTAAGTATTCAGAGTGCGCAGTTTGCGGTACTATAAAAAATCAAGCTATATATAAATATAGAGCTCAACAATATGTACCAGACTACGTACCAGAAGTTTTAGAACCTGTATGTAGAAAGTGCGTATATAGAGAAGTATATGGAACAAAAAAATGCAGGAAGAAAATGAAGGAAAGGAGCCTAGATGGCCAAAAATAATGTAAGAAAAAAGCCAACATCTAAAGAAATGGCTAGTGCTATAATAGAAATCAACAATAAAACCAATGAGCTATACAAAGTAGTTAAGCAAATAGACAGCATTCTTGGTTTATACGTAGAAATGAAAGGCGACAAAGAAAAGTTTGGCGCTTATGTTGATAAAAAATACGAAGAATATAATGCTCAAGCGGAGGCAGAAAATGACACAGAAAAAGATGGAGAATCTGATAAAGAAAATATTCAAGCAGATTCAAAAGACGAGGGAAGCGGGGCAGAAGGAGTACGCAAGGAAACAAAGTAATGCCTTTGCTAATTTCGAAAGAGTTGCAGATTATATAGGAAGCTCTAAAGAAAAAGTCTTAATGGTGTATGTATTAAAGCATATAGACGGCATATCTTCGTTTGTCAATGGTCATCACTCTCAAAGAGAAGATGTAAGAGGTAGAATTACAGATGTAATAGTATATTTATGCCTTTTATGGGGAATGATAGAAGATGAGGACGCTAAAAGTAGAAATGAAAGATTATTAGACAAACTAAAAAGAGACGAATTATGATTTGTGATAAATGTAAGGAGCCAATAGGAGCATCAGCACCTATATATAAGGCTTCAAGAGGGTTTTTAAGTAGGGATGGTGGATTCTTTGAAGATGAATATGTTATATTCCACATAGACTGTCACCATTCTTACAGCCCATTTGAACATATAGAAGAAAAACTGATTAATAGTTAATTAAACCAAACTTCTGCCATTAGAATTTGACTCCAGGTTTAGGGGTAGTATACTTTTTACCCTCTTCTTCAAGTTTCTTTTGTTCTTTTTTACGTCTACCAACAGCATGTAAAGGCATACCTGCAA